CTCATAGGAACTTTGAAAGATCATGGACACTTGCTGAGGGAACGGAAGTTACTGATGTGACTTTTGAAAATGGACTTCTCAGTGTGCTTGTGAAGAAGATTGTTCCTGAACACCATGCTCGTAAGGATTATCTCTAAATAAAACTGAATATCGTCGTCGCAGACGGAGGGGCAACTGGCCAAATCCAGTTGACGCCCCTCTTTTTTATTGCTAAACTACTAAGAGGTACACACTAAAGATGACTGTAAAACTTTTGCTGCTCAAGTCCGGTGAGGACGTGATTGCTGATGTAAGTGAGATGGCAGTGGGTGAAGATGCTGACAAGAAAGTCCTTGGATATTTTCTTGACAAACCTTGTGTCGTTAAAATTCTGAACGCAGAGAAAACAGAGGAAGGAGACAATAAGGCAGCATTTAATGTTTCAATGTATCCCTGGTGCCCTCTTGCAGATGAAAGTGTTATCCCCCTTCCTGTAGACTGGGTGGTGACGATTGTCGAACCTAAACAAAAACTCAAAGAAATGTATTTGGAGGATGTAGTCGGAAATGGACAAAATAGTGAAGGTGATTCTGCTGACGAACAGCGAGAGACTGATCAGTGAAATTGAAGAGGTTGGTGCTGAGATTGGTGAACCAGATTGTAAATTGATCAATCCTATGGAGATTTGGGAAAGCAACAACCTTGCTCCATGGATGATGGATCACACGATGCAAGACACTTTTATGATTAGTTCGGATAAGATCATCACACTTGCTGATCCTATGCCAACACTGCTTGAAAAATACCTTGAAAAAACTAAGTAATGGCACTTTCAAAACACACTCTTGATCATTTGCTTGAAGCAGAATCTCATATTAGAGCAGCAATTAAATCTGCTGCTGTAAATGAAAAACCACTAGTTGTTAAACAATTATCACAACTTCTAATGGATTTGGAACAAACTAAAAAGTTTGAAGAAATTATGGATATGCTTGATAACCGAAGTCCTGGCAGTAGCGGTACGTTCGGTTCCTTTTTTAATGATGATGACGAATGAAGTTTTACACCAATGTTCAGCTGATCGGTAATCAGTTTCTAGTTCGTGGAGTTGAAGACGGAAAGAGATTTGAAATTCGGGACAGTGAATTCTGTCCCACTCTGTTCGTTAAAAGTAAAAGAGAAACAAAGTACAAAACGCTGAATGGTGAGAGTGTAGAACCTATTCAACCTGGACAGGTTCGTGATTGTCGTGAGTTCTATAAGAAGTATCAAGATGTAGATGGTTTTGCCATCTATGGCAATGATCGGTACATCTATCAATATATCTCTGAGAAGTATCCTCAGGATGAAGTCAAGTTTGACATCAGTAAGATCAAACTGGTAACTCTTGATATTGAGACTACTGCAGAGAAAGGATTTCCAGATGTTGAATCTGCATCAGAGGAGATTCTGGCAATCACTATTCAGGATTACACTACCAAGCAGATTATCACTTGGGGTGTAAAACCATTCATCAATAAACAGAAGAATGTTACTTATCATCATTGTGTTGATGAGCATAGTCTTCTGAATAGTTTCATTAACTATTGGATGCAGGATGTTCCTGATGTCATCACAGGTTGGAACATTCAACTGTTTGATATTCCGTACATCTGTAAGCGTCTCAACAGGGTGCTTGGAGAGAAATTGATGAAACGTTTCTCACCATGGGGACTGGTGAGTGAAAGTGAAATGTATATTCAGGGACGTAAGCACATCATCTTTGATGTTGGTGGCGTTACTCAACTAGATTATCTTGATCTGTATAAGAAGTTTACTTATAAGGCACAAGAATCATATCGTCTGGATTATATTGCCAGTGTAGAACTGGGACAGAAAAAACTGGATCACTCTGAATACGATACATTCAAAGACTTCTATACAAACGGATGGCAGAAGTTTATTGAATACAACATCGTTGACGTAGAACTGGTTGACAGGTTGGAAGATAAGATGAAACTTATCGAACTTGCTCTGACGATGGCGTATGATGCCAAGGTGAATTATAACGATGTGTTCTATCAAGTTCGCATGTGGGATAACATCATCTATAACTATCTAAAGAAGAGGGATATTGTTATTCCTCAGAAACGCCAGACGGACAAGAACGAAAAGTACGCAGGTGCTTATGTTAAGGAACCGATTCCGGGAAAGTATGATTGGGTTGTCAGTTTTGATCTTAACAGCCTGTATCCTCACCTTATTATGCAGTACAACATCTCACCAGAGACGCTCCTGGATGAGAGACACCCAACAGTTACCGTTGATAAGATACTTAATGAGGAGATAAATTTTGAACTTTATAAGGACAATGCGATTTGTGCCAATGGTGCAATGTATCGCAAAGATGTCCGTGGGTTCTTGCCTGAGTTGATGGAGAAGATGTATGGAGATCGTGTTGTCTTCAAAAAACGAATGCTCAAAGCCAAGCAAGAGTATGAGAAGGCTCCTACTAAAGCACTTGAAAAAGAAATCGCCCGATGTAACAACATTCAAATGGCGAAAAAGATTTCTCTTAACTCTGCTTATGGTGCTATTGGTAATCAATACTTCAGGTATTACAAACTAGAGAACGCAGAAGCAATTACTTTGTCTGGACAGGTTTCAATCCGTTGGATTGAGCAGAAGATGAACGAGTATCTAAATAATCTGTTAAAAACAGAGAAAGAGGATTACGTAATTGCATCCGACACAGACTCAATTTATCTTAATCTTGGACCTGTTGTTGATAAATTTCTTGCTAATCGCTCTGGCGACAAAGCAAAGGTTGTGGAGTTACTTGATATGGTTTGTCGTGACAAACTGGAACCGTACATCGACGAATGTTATAGCAACCTCGCGACGTATGTATCGGCGTATGATCAGAAAATGCAAATGAAGCGTGAGAACATCGCTGATCGTGGTATCTGGACTGCGAAGAAGCGATATATTCTCAACGTATGGGACAGTGAAGGTGTTCGCTATGAAGAACCTAAACTGAAGGTGATGGGTATTGAATCTGTCAAATCTTCTACTCCTGCACCTTGTCGAAAGATGCTAAAGGATGCGTTTCAGATTCTGATGACTGGCTCTGAAGATGAAATGATTAAGTTCATTGATTCTAAACGTGAAGAGTTTAAGAAGTTGCCCCCTGAAGAAGTTTCTTTCCCACGCTCTGTTTCTGATGTTGTGAAGTATAAATCCCACGCAAGCATCTACACGAAAGGAACTCCTATTCACGCTAGAGGCGCACTTCTCTACAATCACTACATTAAAGAGAAAAAACTTGATGCTAAATATTCTCTCATTCAGAATGGTGAGAAAATCAAGTTCTGTTACTTGAAAAAACCAAATCACATCCACGAGAATGTCATCTCATTTATTCAAGACTTTCCTAGGGAATTAAATCTTGACAAGTACGTTGATTACGACTTACAATTTGAGAAGTCATTCCTTGAACCTCTAAAAGCCATCCTTGATGCTATTGGATGGAGCGTGGAAAAAACTGTAAACCTTGAACTCTTCTTCGGATAATGGATTTTTTAAAAGAGATTGTAAAAGAGATTGGCGATGACTACACAAAACTCGCATCCGATATTGACGATACTGAACAATATGTGGACACGGGTTCGTACATTTTTAACGGACTTGTTTCAGGGAGTATATTTGGTGGTGTATCTGGGAATAAGATTACTGCCATTGCTGGCGAGTCTAGTACTGGAAAAACTTTTTTCTCCCTTGCTGTCGTCAAGAACTTTTTGGATTCTAATCCTGATGGGTATTGTTTATATTTTGACACTGAAGCCGCTGTTAACAAATCTCTTCTCGCAGATAGGGGTTTAGATCTTGATCGTGTCGCTGTTGTCAATGTCGTCACGATTGAAGAGTTCCGTAGTAAAGCACTCAAAGCAGTTGATCTATACTTAAAAAAATCTGTAGACGAACGCAAACCCTGCATGTTTGTGCTAGACTCTTTGGGGATGCTTTCCACAGAGAAGGAGATTACAGACGTTCTGAACGACAAGCAAGTTCGTGATATGACTAAATCACAACTTGTCAAAGGTGCTTTTAGGATGCTGACTCTAAAACTTGGACAAGCAAACATTCCTATGATCGTTACGAATCACACCTACGATGTCATTGGCGCATATGTTCCTACAAAGGAAATGGGAGGAGGTAGTGGACTCAAGTATGCTGCTTCTACAATCATCTATCTCAGCAAAAAGAAAGAAAAGGATGGAACGACAATCGTCGGAAATCTTATCAAGGCAAAGACTGCTAAGTCGCGTTTAAGTAAGGAGAACAAAGATGTTACTGTTCGCCTTTACTATGATAATCGTGGTTTAGATCGCTACTACGGTTTGCTTGAGTTGGGTGAACTTGGTGGACTTTGGAAGAATGTGGCTGGACGCTACGAAATAGATGGTAAGAAAGTCTATGCCAAGGCGATTTACAAAGATCCAGAACAATACTTCACCCCAGAGGTGATGGAAAAATTAGACGAGATTGCAAAACAGGAGTTTAGTTATGGACAATGTTGAGTTTCTAATTCTTATAAACCTACTTCATAATGAGGAATATGTCCGTAAGGTAATTCCATTTATTAAAGCAGATTACTTTGATAATCGTAGTCAAAAAATTGTCTATGAAGAAATTCTCAAGTTCGTAGAGCAATACAACAAACCAGTTACTAAAGAGATTCTCTGTATTGAAACGGAGAAGCGTCAGGATATTACTGACACAGATTATAAAGAAATCACACAACTCATTTCTTCTTTAGAAGAAGCACCCACAGAGTTTGATTGGTTGGTATCCACCACTGAGAAGTGGTGTCGTGATCGTGCTATCTATCTGGCATTGATGGAGTCCATCTCTATTGCTGATGGACAGGACGAAAAGAAGAATCGGGATGCCATTCCAACTATTCTTTCTGATGCCCTTGCAGTGTCATTTGACACTCATGTTGGACATGATTATCTTCAGGATTATGAACAACGTTATGAGTCTTACCACAAGAAAGAAGACAAAACCGAATTCGACTTGGAGTATTTCAACAAGATTACGAAAGGTGGCCTCCCTAACAAGACGCTTAATATTGCTCTCGCTGGCACTGGCGTCGGTAAGAGTTTGTTTATGTGTCATGTCGCTGCTTCGGCACTCCTTAACGGAAAAAACGTGCTATACATCACGCTTGAAATGGCTGAAGAAAAGATTGCAGAGCGAATTGATGCAAACTTGCTCAATGTTAACATTCAGGAGATAGCAGATCTTCCTAAGATGATGTATGAGAGTAAGGTGACAAAACTCTCAGAAAAGACTCAAGGCACCCTAATTATTAAGGAATACCCTACTGCGTCAGCACATGCAGGACATTTCCGTGGTTTGCTTAATGAACTCGCTATTAAGAAATCATTTCGTCCTGACATTATTTTCATTGATTACCTTAATATATGTGCTTCCTCTAGGTATCGCGGAAATCTTTCTGTCAATTCATATAGCTATATCAAAGCTATTGCTGAAGAACTTAGAGGACTCGCTGTCGAAGCGAACGTACCTATCGTATCTGCCACCCAGACTACCCGTTCTGGTTACGGTAGCTCTGACGTTGAGCTTACTGATACTTCTGAGTCCTTTGGTCTCCCTGCTACTGCTGATCTTATGTTTGCCCTTATTAGTACTGAAGAGCTCGAGGAATTGGGACAGATTATGGTGAAGCAGTTGAAGAATCGATACAACGATCCAACTGTTTATAAGCGTTTCATTGTCGGTATTGATCGTGCCAAGATGCGACTTTACGATTGTGAACAAACTGCTCAGACTGATATGGTTGACAGTGGACAGGATGAGGAGTATACTTACGAAGACAAACCTAAAAAATCATTTGATGGTTTCAAATTCTAATGTATTCTGTATTTGATCCAACTGGCAAAAAGATCGCTGATTGTGGATCATTGAGAGACGCAACCAATTTAGTTGGAATGCGTGGTGAAGGACATTACTACCAATACAAACCAGTTTATCAAACTGTAGATATTAAACCTGCTCAAGATCAACTTCCTACAACAGATATCGTCGTAAATATGGACGGTGGTGTTGGTGGTTCTTGGTTTGAAGTAGCGGGACAAAAACTGCAAATGCAACAATCTGAATTACCTGAAGTCGATTTATGAACAACTACACTGAATTTGTTAAGCAAACTACCAGTGCTCCAAGTCTTGACTATGCAGTCATGGCAACTCGATTTGCAGAACTTGAAGCAAATGGAACTAACACCACACAACTTCTGACTGCTGCACTTGGTTTGACTGCAGAGTCTGGTGAGTTTACTGAGGTTGTGAAGAAGATTGTCTTTCAAGGTAAACCCTATAATGAAGACAATGTGTTCCATATGAAACGTGAACTGGGTGATATCTGCTGGTATCTTGCTCAAGCATTCATGGCACTGGATACCAACTTTGAAGAGATTCTTGATATGAATATCGAGAAACTCTCTGCTCGATATCCTGAGGGAACTTTCGACGAATACTATTCTGAAAACCGTAAGGAGGGAGATCTGTGACAAACAACAACGAACGACAGTGGACTGTTTGGTATAGTATTAAAGATTGGTTTACTAACCTATTTTCTAGTGAGGGAGAAGCACTCCTCAATACATTTGAAAATAACCCACCCCCTGATGTGGGTTTTCAACCTTACACTGGTGATGACGCTGAAGGAGGCGAAGGATGATTAAACTTGAACTAGAACCACGCGAAGCAGCAGCACTTGCACATGCTTTGTTTCTTCATACCAAATATGATTCTGAATTTTTTGCATCCGAACGTGTGCAAGTAATTAGAGGAGTTCTTACAAGACTTCACAAAGAAATTGATGTTGATTTTGAACAACGACAAGAGGCATTAAAGAATGAAACTACTGACACTTGATGATTACCAAAAGGCTGGAGAAACGTTTTGGCCTAAGTATTGGTATGTGGCAAAAGAACTTGGTGAAGATGCGAAACCAGAACAAGTTCTTAAAGTTATGGAAGCAGTCGGTGGACTTGCACTTAAACTCGCACTAGAGAAAAAGGAAGGCCCTTTTGGATTCAACAAACAATCAAATGACGGAACAGAAGAAACCAACACTGGAAGCGACGTTGGGCCCGAATAATACTATTGAAAAAAACATTCCAGATGATGTTGTCTGGATTGATGATGCTTTTTACATCAAAAAGACACGCTTTGGATTGTATACTAGTATCCTTAAAGAACCACTTGGAGCACATTTTCTTACAGGTGGTACATATGATGGAGTTGAAACTATGTCGCGTTGGCATCTAATGCAACTTCAAGAGGGAACACTTCAAGATCATAGTCGTATTATTAACTCTGGTGTTGTTGGAGGAAAACTCTAAATAGTTAGAAAAACATGGCTGGCGAAGCAGGTTTTTTATACGAAACCAAAATCCACAAAGCGTTGAAAGCACAAGATTTAGTTCCTGCAGGTTTTACTCCTGCAGGTTCTGATGCGAATGCTCCCGACGCTATGTTTTTGTATGGGGGTAAAGGTAATAAATTAGAAATCAAATTAGATCTTAAAGCTGACTATGGGCAAGGTTCGCTTGCATATGACTTTAAGAAAAAGAAGTGGGGATTAGGAGGAGCAAAAACGGCATCTGCACAAGAAATGCGTGATCTCTTGAATGCAGTTGGTATTTTGAAGTTTGTTAATAGCAAATGGGGAAGTAAAGGAGAACCAAATAAAGGATTGATACCATCAAAATCATTTACTGATGACATGGTGAAGTCTGATTACGCAAGATTTAAGGATGCATTTCTCCCAATAAGTACAAAAGCACTCTGGGATTATTATGCTACTAAGAAGACATATTATATTCAAGTAGGTGGATATGGATTATATTATATGCAGCAAAATCCTGCAAAACTTCCCATTCCTCAGTTTAATCCTAAACTAAGAATTCGTATTAGAGTTAAGCGTGGAGGCAGTCGTCCAATTGATAATTATCGATTTACGACAGCATTGCAGGTAGTCACAAAACCTAATAGATCTCCTTATGATTTAGATAATGATGTTAGTTTTCTCAAAGCAGATTATTCAACTCGATAAATAACTTATAAGGAAAAAGTATATACATGAAAAGTTTCTTTAAGTTCCTAGGTGAAGCGGAGTCACAGGCTGCAACACAGGCGAGAAAACTTGGTTTGAAAGGTGATGGACACGGTGGTTGGTTAAACCGTGCCGGAGAGTTTGTTGCGAAGACAGAAGACGGAAAGTTAAAATTTTTCAATAAGAATCAGAAACCTGGTAAGGATCCAGATCAAACTCCTAACACAAAGAAGACAACTCCTGTTCTTAAGACAAAAACAATGTCTGTGGACAAAGCACCACAGAAGAAGAGAAAAGGTGGTGAAGAGGAGGGTGGTGAAGAAAAAGAAGCGAGTACAAATACTTTGACACTTGCATTTGGTAGATTCAATCCTCCAACTGTTGGACATGAGAAACTACTTCAAATGGCAAGAAAAACTGCCGCTGGTGGTGATTTAAAAATATATCCATCAAGAACTCAGGATCCTAAGAAGAATCCTCTTGATCCTGATATGAAAGTCTCATTTATGAAGAAGATGTTCCCCGACTTTGATAAGAACATCGTCAATGATGATGAGATGAGATCTATATTTAATGTATTACAAAACGCTGATGGTGAATACAAAAATGTAACCATCATTGTCGGTTCAGATCGTCAGTCTGAGTTTGAAAATCTGGCAACAAAATATAATGGAGAACTTTATAACTTTGATGACATTCGCGTTGTATCTGCAGGTGTAAGAGATGCAGACGCTGAAGGAGTAGAAGGAATGTCTGCATCTAAGATGAGAAAGGCAGTTGTTGATGATGACTTTGAAGCATTTAGAAGAGGTGTTCCTGCTAGCGTAAAGGACGCTGATGCCCAAGCACTTTATGATGCAGTTCGTACTGGTATGAAGATTAAGAAGAAAGCAGTTACTGCAGAAATGTGGGAGATTGCTCCAAAGTTTGATACAAGAGGACTTCGTGAGCAATATGTAAATGGACTCATTTATAAAATGGGTGACATTGTTGAGAACCTTAATACTGGATTGATTGGTGAGATTGTCCGTAGGGGAACAAATCATCTTATTTGTGTCACTCAAGAGAATGTAATGTTCAAGTCTTGGATTCGTGATGTTATGGAATATACCGAGAAGACAATGGAACGCCGTATGAGAGTTCCTGGTAAACCAAACACTCTTGATGGCACTGGTGGATATCTTAAGAATGCCATGGCAGCAACTGGCACTACTACTATTAAGAATTTCATAAATAAGTACAAAGCTAAAAAGTAGTAGATAGCCATGTCTAATGGAATCGGTAAGAATCCTTTGAATGATATTTCAGAGGTATACTTAAAAATGCGTGAGTCATATAAGGTTGAACCTCCTAAGGAGAAGTTGAAGACTGATCGTGACATGTTCAACATTCCTAAGGACGAACAGGAGGCAGCTAGAGAGCGTCTCAAGGCAAAGGCTGCTGCTAAGCGTGCTGAGCGTGCTAAGATGAAAGAAGGACTTGATCCTGTCGGAAAGGAAGATGGTGATGTTAATAATGATGGTAAGAAGGACAGCACTGATTCTTATCTGATGAAGCGTCGTAAGGCAATTGCCAAAGCGATGAAGACTCGTAAAGAAGAACTTGAGATGCAAGAAGGCATCCGTGATAAGGATCCTGAAAAGGGAACTGCGGAGCGTAAGGCACGTCTTGAGAAAAAGCGTGGCATGAAGATGGATGATCATCCTCAATATAAGAAAGAGGATGTGGAAGAATTTTCCGAGGCAGGAATGCATCGTGATGCTAAGACTGGTGAGATTGTAGATAAGGCAGAAGTTGGTAAGACTTACTACCCCAATATGCCTAAGAGAAAGTCTTCAGTCGCTCTTCGTAAAGAAAAGGAAGCGATGAA